AAATGTTGGTCGGAACGGAACACTAACTCAGGCACAACTTACAGAGCAGTTTACTGCTATTCAAGAAAGAGCCAATCTTGCATCTACTGGTATGCAAACTGCCTTCCAAGGATACTACAACGCTCTCCCCGGATTGATTACAGCCAATACAGAGCCAACAGTTGGTTTCTTCACTGGCAGTATGGATGCACTCATTGCAAGCGCACAAGGCAAATTCGGTCTTGATGCAAATTCAACAGACCCAGCTTCACTTCTTGGTGTCACAAATGGGATGCTTGGCAATATGGGGCTGGCTTATACTAATGGTTTTGCCAATGTTGTGGCTCCTGCTTATAATGACGGTCAAGCACTTCTCACTGGTATTGCAACAGAGTTCGCTGATCCAAGCACAGCCAATCCGAAGAGTGCTGCCGGAATTTACGCATTAGCAATTTCTAATGCAACTGAAGCGGTCAAGGCTGAGTTCATGAAGATGAAGACAGGAGCAAGTTCCGCATTTGCTGAAGTTGTTGCTGCAATCAATGACGAACTCAGAGGTTTGGCTATCACTCAGGCAATTGCTGATGCAACCGAAGCCCTTAAGGAAGGTGGAGGTTCTGGAGCTGGAGCTGGCACAAACCCAGCAACAAGTGTTACTGGTCCAGCTGCTCCAACAGGATTCGGTCCGCTCGGTCTCACTCAAACTGCATTTGAAGCATTAGCCGGCAAAGATAGATTATTTAAGCTTAATGACTCTAATGATTATATTAAATCCGCAAAAGCGGCTCTCGCTTTCTATGGCTATACAGGATTTGATGTTAATTCAGCGAAAATGGGTACAGGAACAGTTGCTGCTCTGAAGAGCTTCCAAAAGAAATATCCTGTTGGCGGGAATAACGATGGAAACCTTGGACCATCCACAGCAAAAGCTCTCGGTCTATTCAGTGGTGTTGGTGTCCAGAAGAAGTTTATGGGCGGAATGATTAAGAGAGCTGTTGGCGGAGTTGTTCCCGGATATTCAACAGAAGGAGTTCCTGCAATCCTTCACGGTGGAGAATATGTAATTAGCTCAAAGGCTGTTCAAAATCTCGGTCTCGGACTCCTGACCCAACTGAATGGTCTTAAGCATGGTGTTCCATCTTTCAATGTTCCTAAACCACAAATGCCAAGTGCATCTGGAATGAACATGAATGTAACAAGCCATAGCCAGAGTGAAACTACTCAGAACTATAACTTCTATGTTGACAACTTCATTGGTGAAGACCAGTGGTTTGAATCAATGATGAAAGACTACAATATCAAGGTTGTCCCGAATAATCAAAAGGCTGCCGGTCTTGAATCAAGAGTCGTTAGAACTTATAATGGTATAAACAGGGGAATGTAAATGAGTATTGTAAAACTATTGTCCCTAGACGGGGTTGAAATCACAGAACATAGCCGTAAGTATTCGGGGAGTGAATCTATTGCTGCATCCGATGTTGAACTTGATTCTGGTATTAACAAAAGATACATCAAGAGGAACAAGAAAGCCATGTCCCTCTCTTTCTCTTACCTCCCTAGTCTTTCTATTCACACAGTGGATGCTCGTGTTGGGCGTAATTATCTTCAGACGCTTGCGAATAAGCGGGGTAAGGTCGCTGTCTATATTCAGCTTGGTCCAGAAGAAGCACCACAGCAGTATGATGCCTATGTTACAAGCTACTCAGAGACATTAATCAAAAGAGATGTTGCAACTCAGTGTGCATACTATGATGTTTCAATAGCGTTAGAGGAAGCGTAATGGCTGGTTATATAACTCATATTACCGAGAACTTAAAGCTCGGTATTGACTTCTATGGTATTAGCGTTGCTCAAACTGGTGTTACTTTATCTGGAGATTTATCATCTTCAACTTCGGCAACACGAATTAGGACTGTTGCAGCAAGTATTAATCTAACATCAGATCTGATAATTTCTGGTACAGAGTATCAATATTTAAGCGTTAACATTAATGCGAATGCAAGTGTCACAACTATTGGCACAAAAATAGCGTTTACAGCATCGGCTCCTTCATTTGATCTTTCCGCAAGCCCTTCATCCATGAAGATTGTAAAAGGAGCAACATCTATCAGCGCAACTGCCTCTGCATCGGCATCTGCTATTGAGATATTGAAAGTAACATCTACTGTATCCGGGGATTTATCAACCACAGTTGCTGGTCAATCAATCAAAAAAGCTACTACATCAATCAATGCTTCATTGACAGCTTCGGGTGTCGCAACTGAAATTGTTAAAGCTGCAACCTCTATTAATGGAATGCTTACAACGGTATCAGTAGGTAAGAAAATAAATTTTGCAACGGCAAGTATCAGTACTTTGACACCAAGTCTATTTGTTAACCTAATAAGGTTTAGAGCAAATGGCTCTATTGATACATCTAATTACCAAACATTGTTTGTAATTGATGGTAGTCCATTAACAAATCAAGGTCGTACATTTAGTAGTGATCTATCTCGGGTTATTATTGAAAACAAGAATTGGAATAACGAGAAGTCAAGATATTACAAGAGGTCGGGTTCGGCAGGTAGAAAAACATTCACCTTGGCTTGGACATTCCTTCCTAATTCTAGACAGGACACAATTGACAGAAGGCATGCTAGAGATTTCCTTAAGGGTATTGCCAACGACCCCGATGTTCACACCCTCAAGATGATTAACGATGATTCAAATAATACAACTCCATACACAGAAACTCAATATCAGGTCTTTATAAGAGACTATTCGGAAACTCTGTTAAGGCGGGATTTGATTAATGGTGTATACTATTGGGACTGTAATATGACATTGGAAGAAGTGTAATGCTAACTAAAGACATTTATGGAAAAACACTGTCTGATTCTTTTAATACAGCTATTAGCGCATACGCCCAAAAAGTAAAACCCAGAATTAAAATTCAATGGCTAGATAGTCGCCATATTGATAACTTAACAGTAACTACCAACTCAGCGAATGTTGCCGGGGAGAGAAGTTCTAGCTATTACTTTAGTCCACAAAACTCTATGAGTGGAAATGATAGACAAGGTTTCACTTGGGGTGTATGTGATTCTAAAGATGTAGATGGTCAAGTCATCACTGCTGATGGCACATGGTACACAATGCCAACAAATCTTGATGACCACTACAAGTACGGATGGTGGTCAACAGGTAAAAGTCAATCATCCCTGTCTGGCTCCTACAATGGTTATGGCTTTGTCACTGAGCCGTATGTTGAATATACTTTTACACAAAGAAAAGTAAATAGAATAAGAGTTGCAACATCTGAATTCAATGGTAGAATTAAAGATTATACTTTATATGTTTATAACTCAACATTAACATTGATTCTGCAAGAAGATGGAACAATGCCTGATGATGCTTATTTTGTTGATCATTGGGTTTCAGCAGCCCTTGCTTCACAAGATGTTTATAGAATCAAAGTTCTTGTTCACTCAACAAAGAACCCTGTTGATAATGCAAGGATTCAAGAGGTGTCTCCTATTTATGAAACTGATTTGACAGATTATGTAATCTCTCATTCAGTTGATAGAACAAGAGATTTGCACGAAACGAGTCTTCCCATCGCCGGTGCAGGATCCTCATCCGCATCAATCACCTTGGATAACACAAATAAAGAATTTAATATGTTCAGCTCTGGATCAATATTTGGACCTTATATGAAAAAAGATTTAAAGATAACTATTGCTAATGGTTGGAGAATTAAGAAAACAGATGATGTCATTTCAACCACACAGCTTTTGAGTTCAATATCCAATGCTGATACAACAATAATGGTTAAAGACGGAGATATCTTTCCTGATGGTGGTGCCGGTAATTCTTTTGTAATCATTCTTTCCCCTGATACTCAGAATGAAGAATATGTTCTTGTCTCCAGTAAGCCCGGAACAAGACAATTAACAGTTGAATCTCGTGGTTATGGAAATACTGTTGCAAAAGCCCATTCAGCAAACGCTACTGTTACATTTGACCCATACGAGTATGTCCATGCCGGAACATTTTATGTTGATGAATGGTCAGGTTCTTCATCAATGCAGGTTTCTATTAAAGCTAATGACGCATCAAAGTTCTTGACAGAAAAACAAATTACAAAAGGCTTCTTCTTGCAGACGACAACTGCTGGTGATGCTATTGGGAATCTATTGATGATGGGTAATTTCCCACAAGCTGACTACAAACAACTTGTCCGTTACATTGATGAGCCAAAAAGAATTGGAGCGATTGCTCAGTATTCTTTTAATGAACCAACAATTGACAGATCAGCCAATGTGGTTGTTCCATCAACAGGTTTGAGAGCAAGGTTCTGGGGTATTCCAAATGGTAAAGAATATCTTGTAACAGATATTGTTGCTGATGCAATGGACAAACAATTATCCGACATGGATAAAGCTCTTGGTCTCAAGGCGTTCATTTCTCCTAGTTATGTTGCACTGTCAAAGAATTTGGTTGAGGCGGGGAATGCTGGTGCAGCCGTAGCCCTTGAGGATTACGAGTTTACATCCTTTGGGGGTGAGGTCAATGATATTTATTACAATGGCGTTATTGATGGTTATTACATTCCAAGCGAATCTGGTGTTCAAGAATTATTTATGAAAGTTAAGAATGGCGGTGTTCGCGTATTCTTTGATGAAAATTTAATTATCAATGAATGGTTTAACCATGTCGGAGTTTTGACCGATGTATCAAGCACTATATCCTCAAATCTTGATTTAGATGCTGGTATTCCTTACAAGATTAGAATTGAATTCTTTCACACATTTAATACAGATGTATATCCAACATCTGGTGAGATTGTTGCAGCGGGTCTTCCAGCAACACTTTACGCAACATCCGCTTCGTTACAGACAGCTGGTAATATAACCTTAACCAACAGACCACTTGTTCGGAATGAGGATGGGACAATAAGCACAATTCGTTCAATAAGTTTTAATGATGGGGCTAATGAGGTTGTTATACCAACAGTTGTTAATGGTGTTGTTGTTGACAATCAGACAGCAAAAAATCACTACATTGCAACCGGTTTTCATCTTGGAAAGTTTGCAACAGGTGCAACAACAGCAGCTTCAACTTACGCTGCAGCTCTTCATACAATCCAAGAAGCTTGGATTGATCTAGTTCAACCCTCAAAGTTTGATTTGGAATTCTGGAGATCAATTGGCGGATCTGACGAAATAGTTCCGGCTACAGACTGTGCAACCATCGTAGCCTTTGACGCAATAGGCTCTAGGAACGCTTCTGCTGTGATTTCTAACAAGAATGCCAACCACCACAGGAATGACGCAATTTATGTTAGCACAGTCTCTTTGGCTCAAGCCTCGGGTCTTGTGTCTGAGCCAGAGAATAAGTCGGTTAATCTTAATGGAACAGGGTATATACGAATCCCGTATCATAACTCAATTGACCCATCAAATTCTGTTAACCCATATTATACCGGAGAATGGTCAATTGAAATTTATGCTAAGTTCCCTGCAGTATTTGGCGGTGACGGAGAATACATTGGAAGCTGGAAGACATCCGTTACGGCTAGTGGTTTTGAGTTTTTTAATAAATCTGATTCTCATGGTATCCGTGTTGTTCAAACTGGCGGAACGGTCAAGACCGTTTCCTCAGCAACACCATTGTCTACAACAGAATTTTCTCATATTGTAGCAACCTTTAAAGACGGTATTTTAAAGTATTATGTCAATGGTCAGTATGTGAGTCAAGTAACTGGTATCACAACTATTGTAAAATGGGTTAACGACATTACAATTGGTGGTCGTGGTGCTTCTTATGTGGAGTATGTTAATGGAGCAACACCTTACGGGGAAACCTTTTCGGGGACTAAGCGTTCTTTCACTATAGACGAATTTGCCATCTACAATGCAGCTTTGTCTGCGCAGCAAATAACCAATAGATATATTGCTACTAAGATTCAACCATTAACAGTATTTCCATTCTTGTACGGTAATGATAATAGTATTAGGGAAATTATTGACACTATTTCTTTGGCTGATTTTGGTCGTATGTATATTGAAGAAACAGATAATTCAAGGTATGACCACTTCAATAGATTCTTTGAGTCTTCAATTGATCAACACGCAAATGTCCAAGCATCAATTTCTGGCGACACACACATCACATCTGCTGACTTCAGTGTTCAGCTTCAAGTTAATAAAGTAACAGTAAATATTGCTGGACTGACATCAATTCTTCAGGGTCGTCAAGGTCTTTGGAATGCAGAAGACCCAACAACTCTTGGCGTTGTTACACTTGCTGCAAATGCAACATCGTCTTCAACAAGCATTATTGTTAATACAACCGATAACCCCCCATTCCCTAAGAACGGTTATTTAAAGATTGATAGTGAGATTGTAAAATACACATCAATTACATCAAATTCTTTCAATGGTCTTGAAAGAGCACAGTTTGATACAGTTGCTGCTGCACACACCACGGCAGCAAAAGTGCGGGAAGTTAAGTATTACGATATTAAATACGACAAGGCTCCTGCTTTTGATATCCAAAGCCCTTTTATCAGTGCTATTCGCTATGAAGACCCGGATCTTGTGGAAATTCATAGATTCCTCCCAACGGCTTACGGTGCAGAATTGATTATGGTTGCTTCAAACTCTGTTGAGGCAAATACTTTTGCTTATCTTCAGGGAACAAATCCTCTTACTGGGGAAGTCCAATTGACATCAATTGCTGGTACACCGATTCTGACCACAGAGCAGGCAAGTCAGGTCAAGACGCAGAGTGGAACGCTTGCCTCTGATATCCGGAAATATGGATTGAAGGAGATTGTTATTGACAATCCTTATATCACAGACGCAGAACACGCCACGAAAATAGCTAACTTCATGATTTCTAAGCTTGCAGAGCCTGTCCCTATTATCAATATCAATGCAATGGCTATGCCTAAATTACAATTGGGGGATAAGATTCGTATTACATCAATGAATTCACTTGATATAATTAATAGTGATTACTGGGTTGTCTCCCACAGCATGAGTGTTGGAGATTCCTTAGATCATTCAATTACATTAAGGAAGGTTGTCTAATGGCAAGAATTAGAATTGCTTCAACATCTGGTGCTTCTGAAAACACAATTGTATTTTCCCCCGCTGGCGGGCATTCTCATAACGGTAGAAACTCATCTTTAATTGATTCAACCGCTTATTCGGTGTATGACTTCTCTCCGACCTTTGTTGGAACAGAGGTTAATCCGGATAGAGCTGTTCGTCAAGAGAATAATAGAATTGCATTTGAGGATCTAATCAAGAGAGTCGTGAATAACTCCGTTCTTGCACCTGCCGGTATTCGTCTAGAGCCGGGTTCGTTGAATGGGTCATTAATCATTGCTAATACAATTACAGCAAATCAACTTGCTGCCAATACAATTACTGCAGATGAGATTTCTGCAGGAACAATCACAGCCAACGAGCTTTCATCCAATATTGTTTTAGTCAACAATAGAATTGTAAGTCAAAACTGGAATGGAACAATCCAAGCAAACGGAACAATCTTTTCTAACGGCATTGGAAGCGCTGGCTGGGCTATTACAAATACGCATGCCGTATTTGACTCAACATTAATTCGTGGTTCTGTTGCTGCAAACTCCTTGTTAACTCCAAACCTTACAATCTCAAACACTGGTGCAATATCTAGCACTAACTTCAATGTTACTGCTGGCGGAAATATAACAGCGTCTAATGCAAACATTACTGGAACAATTACATCTGGTTCCGGAACAATTGGCGGTTGGACAATTGATACAGCAAGAATATATGGCGGTTCAACATATCTTTATTCCAATGGCAGTATAGCAATTGGGGCTACAACCATTGCTGCCAATGGTCAAATAACTAATGGTGGTTATACGCTTTCAAACACTGGAGTTTTGACAGCAACAGGTGCGAATATTAATGGCATAATCACATCTACATCCGGAACCATTGGTGGTTGGACAATTAATCCATCGTCAATTTCAGCTGGTAACACTGCTCTTTATAGCAATGGGTTTATTTCTGCATCAACAGGGTCTTTTACTGGAGAAATCACGACAACATCTGGAACCATTGGCGGTTGGGCAATTAATGGTTCTGGTTTTCAAAAAACAGTGAGCGGTAGTTCATCCAATATATATCCGGGGGGAATTGTGCTTGGAATTCTAACCGATGAAGTTAGTGGAGATACAGTTCTCTCAGCAGCTCGTATGACTATGACCGATGAGAACTACTTTAGCCGTGTCAAAACTAGTGGTATTGAAATTTATGGGTTTGCAGGAGGTACAACATCCTACTTTAAACATTTTGGTGCTCAATTGTATGGAGGTATGAACCTTATTGGAGGTACACTTACTTCAACCGCTGTAAGTACTACGACCTGCAATGCAACAACTTTTAATGGAACCCTTAACGGCAATGCAAGCACTGCCACATACGCAACTACTGCTGGACTGCGTCTTGGTCGCATTCTTGATATAACATCGGCATCATCGGGTCAAGATTTTATCATTGCAAATGGTAACGGCTCAGGCGTATTGAGGGTTGCTTCAGAAGCTGGGGTTTACAGCAAAGTTGTTACTGGTAGAGCTGTTCAAGTCAACAGCTCCGACTTAATTGGGACAACAGCATCAACAGCTCGTCTGAAACAGGATATTGAGCCATATATTTTCAATGAACAAGCTATTTTGTCCATTGAGCCAAAAAGATTTAAATACAATGAAAAGGTGCAACATGGAGGTGACGACTCAGATTGGCTATATGGTTTTATAGCGGAAGAAGCTGTTACAGCAGGACTTTCGGAGCTTTGTGGCTTTGATGAGGAAGGCTTGCCTGACTATTTTGCATATGAGAGAATGTGTGTTGCCCAGCAGCAAATTATCAGAACACTTTGGAATAAAGTTGAATCCTTGGAATCTAGGATTCAAACCCTTGAGGGTGTATAATAGGTAGACATGGCTTACGAAAACTATTCATTTGTATCTTGGACAGCGGGGACACCTATTTCAAGTGACCGTCTGGGTCAAATGTCTACCAATATTGGTCAGGTCAAGGATGCTACTGATGATAACCCCAAGGGAATTCTGAAGCTAAAGACTATTTCTGGTAGCACATTTGGTCCATATTCAGATTGGAACACTGAGCATGAAATTATTTCTCTTGAGAACGAGGGCGGTGCTGGTGTCAATAACCTTGTCAATGTTGGAGTTAACCGCTATTACAGACTCACTCTTTCGTTCCCCGGAATCAGTATTCTTAATGCAGGTGCTGAAGATTCAACTTACCTAATTACATTGAATGAGGGCACAACAGCTGCTCCAGTAGTTCTTTCAACTTGGAAAGCAACAGCTGGACCATTTACTTTTATTAACACTGCTGGTGCAAATGCTACTATTGCAAATGAAATTATTAAGTCATCATCTTTCCCTACAAGGATTGCTGCAGGAACTTACTCCACAATTTTTGACAGCACAGGTTCGGGTGTTACAAATAAAAGATATTATATTGGAATCACAAGAGATGATGGCTCCACTCAAAATAATAACCCAACTTTTCAGATTCTCACCAGCGATGCCAGAATGCAATTTTATGCAGAAGACATCGGGGGGTCTGTATAACAAGTGTCTGAAAAACCGCTCGCCTCTCAGCGGAAAGACATTCCTTGGACAGACAGATCATCTGTCGGTGATTTAAACCCCAATTATGCCGGTGGAAAATACATAGATGATAAAGGTTATGTTCGTGTTTTAATGCCAGAACATCCTTCCAATATCAAAGGTTACATCTACGAACATCGTGCGGTTATTGAACACTACCTCCGTAGATTCCTGAACCCTTGGGAGACTGTCCATCACATCAATGAGATTAAGAGCGACAATCGTGTAGAGAATTTGTTCCTCTGCACACATCCTGAACATAGTGCAATTCATAGAGAAGGAAAGCGCCCAACTCAAGATCATCGTGATAAGCTACGAGCCAATATGAAACAAAGAAAAAAGGTTGTAAAAAAGAGCTTAAAACCTCGTTTTGATGCCCGACCAAAAAAAACTAATTTTGAGTGAAAATTGCATTCCATGCGTGTATAATTATCCTTATGAAAATTTGTGAAACCGAAGGTTGTCCATTGGAGTTTGAACCCAATACGGCAAATCAAAAGTACGCAGACTCATCGTGTAGAAAATCTATCGACACAATGGGTCTTTGTAAATATAGAAAAGAGAATGGATTAGTTCCAATGCCTAAAGATGCATTAACAGGGGCAGAACCCCAAACAGAAACAGAACTGAAGATTAGCTACACAAAGCTTCTTCAGGAATATGAAAAGATTAAGACAAAGGAAGATCATCTTGCCAATGCCGTGTTCAGAGCGGTTAAAGAAGGTTTGTCCGACTACAAGTATGTTCCAGTCCCTAAGCCCCCTGCTGACCGCAGGAAGGGCACTGAAGAGGTTGCAGTCGCTGTTATCGCAGACTGGCAATTGGCTAAAGTCACTCCTGACTACAATACTGAAGTCTGTGAACGCAGAATTGACCAGTATGCAGACAAGATTATCCATCTTACGGAAATCCAAAGACAAGACCATCCTGTGCGTGAAATTCGTATTTGGGCACTGGGAGACATTGTTGAGGGTGAGTTAATCTTTCCCGGACAAAGTTTCCTTGTAGATGGTGGTTTGTATCGTCAAATTACTGTTGATGGTCCAAGAATCATGAAGAACTTTATTACAAAGATGCTTGCCAACTTTGAGAAGGTTACATTTGTTGGGGTCATTGGTAATCATGGCTCTATCGGTGGTCGTGCAAGGCGTGATCATGACCCAGAAACAAATGCGGATAGAATGCTTTATCGTATTGTTGAACTGATGTTTGACGGAGAGAAGCGTATCTCTTTTAATATTCCAGATGGTCGTGGTGAACGCCATTGGTATGCGATTGATTCAATTGGTAAGTATAAGTCATTGCTTATACATGGAGACCAATTCGGCAGCCTTTCGTCATTCTACTCTTTCCAGAAGAAAGTTTATGGGTGGAAGATTGGCGGAATTGAACGCAAAGATAATGATGGAAATCTTATTGATGAGTTTAATGATGTTTACTTTGGACACTTCCATACTCCAACAAAGATGACATTCAATACAGTGCAGTGTCGTATCTCTGGTAGTCCCGAATCAACTAACACTTATGCTATTGAGGTTCTGGGTGCTGTTGGTCAAGCTTCACAGCCTTTGATGTTTGTTCACCCTGAGAAGGGGATTGTCACAGCAGAGTACACTTGCTGGTTGGACTGATAATTAAGTTTATAGAAATGAATATGGAGAGTAAGAGATGCTAACAGCAAAGCTGATTCAAAATAAATTCTATTTGTATTCCGGGACTATCGTTAAGATTAAGAAAATAAATAAATCTGTAAATAAGATTTATGTTGAAAAACTTATTGATGATTCGAGGGTTGTTATTCCATTCCAGCAAAATGAGCTTCTTTTAAAGCGTATTTATACTGTTGGTGAAGTTGCTAAGATTGTTGAAAGAAGACCCGATACAATACGAAAGTACGAAAAAAGAGGATTGATACCAAGTGCAGAAAAATTTGGTTCTGAATACGGTGCGTATTCCTCTTGGCGGTACTATAATGAAGACGATGTTTACCAGATGGTGGAGTTCTTTAGCTCCAGAAATCCGGGTAGACCAACGAACGATGCTGGTATCAGCATTGATAATAAAATAAAAACATTAAACAACAAAGTTAAATTAACTACAAAGGAGCGTTATGTCTCAGGAAAATGAAATTGAAATTTGGGCATCTATCGGTGTTACCAAAAATCTTGGCAACTACGAATCACTTAGGCTGGATGCCGGTGCAAGAACCAAAGCTTCATCCACAGAGGATGAGAAAGCTTGGGAGAAACTGTGGGCATCTATTGATGCTCAGATTGAAGCGAAACTCCAAGAACTGGATAATGGCACTAGCAAGTAATTGGCAGAGCAAAGCGCTCTGTGCGAGTGATCCGAAACAGTACACTTGGTGGTCTTATGATAAAGACGACATTGCTTATGCAAAACAAGGTTGTTCTCGGTGTTCAGTTCGTGCAGAGTGTTTTCTCTCGGCTTGGGAATCGGATGAATTCTATGGTATCAATGGTGGAATCTCAGAGTTTGAGTTTCTACTAAGAACATGGAAGAAATCCAAAAAGGAATCCAATGTTAACTGGAAAAAAACTGATAGAGATCTTCAAAAAATCATGCGAGAAATCGCATAAGCTTTTTATACCAGACTCTCCAAGACAAGAATCCGTTGCGGATGCCTTGGCAAAACACTATGACAGTGAAATACTTGAAAAAGCTATTGACTATTATATTAAAAAAAACCACGGTCCATTTTTAATCTTTGACTTTGCCATTGAATCACGCACAGTGTTTGATAAGGTAAAGTTTGAAGAGGAAGCAAAAAACCGTTTCCGCAACTTAGTAAAAGAAACCCACGACAGATTGGCATCTGATGAACTATGAAGTCAGACTTCTTAATTCCATTATTGACACAAAAGACTTTACATCCGCAGTTAATGGCGGTGTTGAGAATATGTTTATTGAGTATCGTGATGTATGGAACTTCGTTGTTTCACATTACGACCAACACAAGAAAATACCATCCAAGGAAACTGTAAAGCAGCACCATCCGGAATTCGAATTCTTCGCTACTCCAGAACCATTATCCTATTATCTTGATGAAGCCAAGAAGGAATCACTGTCGTATCAGACAAGGGTGATTGTCTCTAAAGCTAATTCAATCCTTAATGACTCTGGACCAAAAGAATCACTTTCATATCTGATGGAAAGCACATCTAAACTTTACAAGTACGCAAGTAACCTTAAAGACACAGACCTTGCTGGCGAGTGGCGTGACAGGTTTGAAGACCTAAAGCAACGGTCAATCAAGGGTGCTGGTGAACTACAAGGTATCCCTAGTGGTATCGGTGTGATTGATAAATCATTCGGTGGTTGGCAACCCGGAGACTTCATTGTTCTTCTTGGTTGGACAGGTGTTGGTAAATCGTTCATCGCTAGATTGTTTGCGGTTAACGCTTGGAAAGCTGGCTACAGACCACTGATCATCTCTCTTGAAATGAATAAGCAACAAGAGGGTCAGCGTCTTGACACACTATTGAATAATGGTGAAGGTCACTTTACTAACACAGACTTGGTTCGTGCTAATCCAAATGTTGTTGATGGTTATGAGAAGTGGGCAGAGGAAACCTTTGCGGGTAAGCATGCTATCCACCTTGTTACATCAGAGGGGCTGGAGACAGCTGACCAGAACATGGTGCAAGCAAAGATTGACCAGTACCAACCGGACATTGTAATCCTTGACTACCACGGTCTATTTGATGACTCAAGCGGTGCGAAGAATGAAACAGAGAAGGCTAAGAATCTATCTAAAGCATTTAAGCGCATGGCGGTTAAGAATGGAGTGCCAATCATTGATGTGGCAGCAGTAACTATGAATGATGGTCACTCAGAGCGACCACCAGAATTAGAAGAAGTCGCTTGGAGTAAGCAGTTAGCATATGATGCTGACTTAGTGTTGGCAATCCATCGTGATTACAACTCTGATTTATTCCAAGTGGTATCAAGGAAGGTAAGGCGGTCAACTCATTTTGGTTTCCTCCTTCGTTGGAATTTAGACACAGGAAAGTGGGCAGAAGAATGGGATCTGTAAAGAATAAGAAAAAGAATGTTCTCTACGGGGAAGCTCAAGACATTGAGACAATCATTAGGTTAAGACCTTGGATTGAGGATGAATGTCGTAAGAAATACGGAGACTTTAGAAAGAGTGATCTTGTAACAGATTATGATGCAAAGACAAACATTTTCAAGTTCAAGCTCTTCTTTCACAAGTAAGATGGAAGATGAAATTCGTAAGCTATTTGATAGTTACAACATTGATGTAGCCTCAGATAGTGGTAATGAATTTAATATCTACTGTCCATTTCACAAGAACCTTCACAGTCCAGCTTTCTTTATCAACAGGAAAACTGGGCTGTGGCAGTGTTTTAATCCGTCTTGCGCTAAGCGAGGAAACTTTAGACAGCTTTATCGTCAGATAACAGGCAAGCCATACGGTAAGAGTATAACTCTTGACTCGGCTGCTCTGACTAATGAGATTGAAAGAGGATTCCGGGGCAAGGTTATCTCAAATGAGATTGATATTGATTCTGTTGCTGTTGATTATGACAACAATGATGAAACAATGTTATTGTCTAAGTTCCTTGACAGAGGCTTATCACTTGACACGATGGATCACTTTGAGATTGGTTTCTCTAGAGTTAAGGATAGAATTGTTATTCCAGTAAGAGACCCCAACTACAAGCTGGTTGGTTTTATTGGGAGAGCAACGACTGATGAACAAGAGCCTAGATACCTATACAATAAGGGATTCAAGCGAGCTGATGTATTATTCAATATTCAGAATGCAAAGAAACACCCAAGTTGTATAATTACAGAAGGTAGTGTTGACGCAATGATGGTTCACCAAGCTGGTTATCCTAATGTTGTATCAACACTCGGTGCTCAAGTTAGCAAAAATCAAATAAAAATGCTCAAAAGGTATTTTGACGAATTAATTATATTTTCCGACAACGATGACGCAGGAATCGCCATGAAGAATGATATAATAAACCTCTGCCGAGGCAAAGTTCTTTCCGAGGCAAAGATAGCTGATGGTTGCAAAGACCCCGGCGAAATGAAAAAAGAACAAATCACACACAGTATTGAAAACAAAATTTCAATCATATAACAAAAGGAAAACAACATGACATTTGCAAGTATTAAATCACTTCAAGACCTCGAAAAGAGCGTCACACCTACACAAAACAAACAAGGAACTGGAATTAAGAAGTATTTCAGCCTTTCATCAGGAGATTCATTTAAGATTCGTTTCCGTCAGGAACTTACTGAAGATGCATCATTCTATGATGAAGAGGTTGGTACAGGAATTACAGTACCTGTTGTAACATCACCTATTAACTGGAAATGGCGAGCAGCTTCCACTTCTTCACTTGAGAAGTTTAACTATCGTTGCTGGGCAACCGAACAGGCTGTTCATGACAAGGCTTGGAAACCAAAGCCCCATTTGCTTATCAACATCGCTGTTGAGATTGAACCCGGAGTTTGGGAGCCTCGTGTCCTAGATACGACTTTTAACCAACGCCATATCGGTATGATTCTTATTGAATATGCAAAAGAATTCGGAACGATTACTGACCGTTATTACAAGTATTCACGCACAGGATCATCTGCATCAGACACAAACTACAGTTTGATTCCTCTCTCTCAAGGAGAGATGCCTGCTGAAATCACTGAATTGCCAATGCATCAGCTTGACAGCATGTACCTTACTCTCTCTTACGATAAGCAAGAGAAGTTCTTTACAACCGGAGAAATCGCCAAAGATTCTTGGTGATTAATTAACTACAACGATGAAGCCCTGCCTAAAAAGCAGGGCTTTATCTATGTTAGGACACAAATGAAAAACAAAAATATTGTTCTTGACCTTGATGGTGTTATTGCCGATATTGCATCTTCTATTGATGAATACATTGCTGGTACTGGTGTAAAAGAAAATTATGATTACACACATTGGTTAACATCCGATAATGATGACAAAGAAGCAATGAAGCTATTTAATGATCCTCTTTTTTGGAAGAACCTGAAGCCATATGAAGATGCTTGGCATCAAATTAATAAGTGGTTTAGTAATGACATTGATGTTCATATTGTTACAGCAAGAAGATGTGAAGCTGCAATCCAAAACACAGTGTCTTGGCTTGATGAATGGAGAATCGGAACGCTTACACCTGTCTTTACAGGAATACATCAAAAATACGAAGTCATCAAAGATATCAATCCGCAATTCGTTGTAGAGGATAATCCGAACGAAGTTGAAATTTTAATTGATAACGGAGTGAACGCTTTTCTCAGAAAGCAGTGGTACAATAAGCCATACTGGGAAACCTTACCGACCATAGAAACCTTATACGATATAGATTGGAACTAAGTGACTGATTTCGTACACTTACACTGTCATTCGGAGTATTCACTCCTTGATGGAATGTCAACCCCTACAGAGATTGCGAAAATCTCTAGCACGAATGGTCAATATGCTGCTGCGATTACTGATCATGGAACGATGGGCGGTGTCTTGAAGTTTCAAGATGCCTGTAATAAACAAAGCGTGAAGCCAATCTTTGGTGTTGAAGCTTACTTTGTCCCGTCTATCAATACAGATGCTCAGACAAAGTATGAGCGTTTCCACTTAATCCTTCTTGCAAAGAACAATACTGGACTGCAGAAGCTTTTTAGGATTTCACAAACTGGGTGGACAGACAATTTCTACTACAAGCCTCGCATTGACTTCAACCTGTTAGAAGACATGGTTGATGACGACATTATTGCATTGTCCGGTTGTATGGGCGGTCCAATCTCAAAAGCTATTGAGGCTGGAAACTATTCACGAGCAGAAGAGTTGTCTGAACGATTCATCAAAATCTTTAAAGATGATTTCTACTATGAAGTGCAGGCTTGGAATCCAAAGAATCTTAATGATTCACTCATCAAACTCGCTAGTACTTATGATAAAAAAGTTGTTGCAACGGCTGATTGTCATTTCCCAACATACGATGATCGTGGACCAGAAGAGGTTCTTCTAATGGTTTCTCAATACCCAAGTTTGAATGCAGGTGACATTCGTGTTGCACAACAGAACCTCCATGTTATTCACGATGAGAATGCAAGCATCATTGACAAGATGAACGCTATGTATCCAGAACGCTTTTTGCGGTTTGATGAAATTAATCCATATATCGCTAAAGCCGATGTCGTTCACTCATGGTTTAAAGATGCTGGCTACGACAATGTTGAATACCTTGAGAACACAATGGAAGTCGCTGATAAATGCACAGCAACAATTGCTACAAAGAGAAATCTACTTCCAAAATATTCTAAGGTTCTTGATTCAAACTTCTATCTAAGAGAGATTGCTGAATTTGCAATTCAGACAAACAAGCTCGGTCCTGAATATCAAGAGAGACTTGACGAAGAGCTTGGAATTATTCAGCAACTTGGCTTCTCTGATTACTTCTTGATTGTATGGGACTTGGTTAAGTGGGCTGATGAGAACGATATTGGTCGTGGTACAGGGCGAGGTTCTGTTGGCGGTTCTGTTCTTGCCTACTTGCTTGATATCTCAAAGGTTGATCCATTGAAGTATGGATTGCTTTTCTCACGATTTATTAACCTAGAACGAAATGACTATCCGGACATTGACTTGGACTTTGAAGATAAGCGCAGAGGCGAGGTAAGAAACTATCTTCGTGATAGATGGGGTCATGACAATGTTGCTGCTATCTCAACATACGGTGGATTCAAACCTAAGTCTGTAATTAAAGATATCTCTCGTGTCTATCAAGTCCCTTTTGCTGAGATTAACAACATCACTCCATACTTTGAAACACTGCAAGAACTTGAAACATCTCCTAAAGGCAAAATCTTCTGCAGTAAGTACCCAGACATCATCAAGCTTGCAAAGAAACTTGAGGGTCGTGTTCGTAACTCAGGAATCCATGCTGCCGGAATGGTTGTGTCATCAATTCCATTGAGCGATGTTTGTCCTGTTGAGACAAAAAAAGACACAAGTGGAGAAGGTCGTTCTATTGTTACTGCTTTTGACATGGAAGACGCAGAAGCGGTTGGGCTAATTAAAATCGATGTTCTCGGTCTAAAGACCGTTTCTGTTATTAAAGATTGCATTGCAAAGATTAAAGAAAATCGGGGCATTGATGTTAGTCAGCTTTCATTAGAACTAGACGACCCAGAAGTATTTAAGAACTTCAATGACGGTAACACAGTAGGTATCTTTCAAACAGATGCTGCTGCTTATCGTAACTTGATTGAAAGAATGGGTATTGATAACTTTAACGACCTTGTTGTGTCCAATGCACTTGTAAGACCGGGAGCCTTGTTGTCACAGGGTCAGGTTTATATTGACTGTAAGAAGGGGGTGAATGCTCCCAAGTATCCACACCCTATTGTTAAAGACATCCTTGAGGAAACATACGGAACAGTTATCTTTCAGGAACAGCTAATGCAAATGGCTGTACTGCTTGCTGACTTCACATGGTCAGAGGCTGACAAGCTTCGTAAGATCATTGGTAAGAAGCGAGATGCTGCTGGATTTGATGAGTACAGAGAGAAGTTTGTTAACAATAAGTATATCAAGAAAACAGCAGCCGAGAAAATCTGGGCGGAATTTGAACTAGCAGCCTTGTATATGTTCAACAAGTCTCACGCTGTTGCTTACTCTATGCTTTCTTATCAGACTATGTGGTTGAAGATTCATTACCCAATTGAATTCATTTGGTCGCTTCTATTTAATGAATCAGCAGGTGACAAGATTACGGCTTATTTGATGGAAGCGCAAAGGGTGGGCGTAAAGATACTAGCACCTGATGTGAATCACTCGGATGAATACTTTTCGGTAAGCATCAAGGGCGAGGAGGAATCAATTCAATTCGGATTGTCCAATGTTGCCGGATGTGGTAACTCAGCTATCAAGGAGATTTTTGATAAGCGACCATTTGAGTCGTATGAGGAGTTTACTAACAAATGCAGAAAGTCTGCGGTTAAGGTAACTGTAAGAGAAAATCTAGAGAAGGTAGGGGCGTTCCAATCTTTGGGTCATGTCTCGGCTTACGATCACGAGAAGTATTATCTTCCTGTGTTGGGTTTCTCACTTAACACCAATGGTGAACAGAATGAAATGGATGAGTTTGTCGGGAAGCTTGCAGACTTCCACGAAATCACCTCACCATTGACGCTGGTTAAGGCTGTGGTGCGTTCTACAAAGAAAACGCCTCAGTACCTCCGTATTGAGTTTGAAGACCATTCTGGCTCGTCTACGGTGTTTGCTGAGCGTAATACCGAACTTGCCACACGGGACTATATTTATGCTCTTATCGGGGATAGAACGATGCATGACTTCTGTGATGCGTATGAGTATTACGACTCAAGCTTGTATAACTTCATGATGCTACGGGCAAAGGGGCATGACCACGATTACGGCTGGTTGCATAAGACGGGTCTTGGGACTGCTGAAAAGGAAAAGACCCTGATGTATATCTTCCATATGCGCAAATTCATTACATCCACCGAGAAGGAAATGGCGAACCTTTATTGTTGGGATGGGGAGAAGATTTTCAAGGTTGTGGTGTTTCCGAACACGCTAAAGAAGATTAAAGGTATTCTTCAGACCAAGACATGGTTTGCAGCGAGGTTGGAAAAGATTGAAGACCAAAAGACGCTGACACGATTGGACTCTTATAAGGTTGAGAGCGACAGTGGCATCATCTCTATTGAGAATTACATTGAGCGTAAGTCTCTCAAGAAAGAGGATTATATCTAAATGAGATTGTCTATCCATACTGATCAGGATGTTAAAGACTCGGATGGGACAGCTGGCTACTCATATAGTTATTTTAAAATGATTGAGCACTTCTCTAAGTTCACTTATCAGGGTGAACCAATGGAAATACTTGATGATTCAAAAGATGCTAATGCTCAGTTGTTCTACATGGAGCCTGAGAGATACAACCACAATACTTGGAAAGATTTGCGCAAGCCCGACTTCAAGAAGTTCCATGACTCTCAATATAAGATTCAAGGCACTCACATAGAAGCCACAAAGGTCTGGAGTCACTGGGTTGAGGCTATGAAGTCTGTTGATGAAATCTGGGTAGGTAACTATTTCGCCAGAGATGCGGTATTGAATTCCGGGATTGAAACTCCAACTTATGTTTTTGAATTAGGAGTTGATCCAGTATGGAAACCTAATAAGAGGGAGCGCAAGGGTGTTGTCAAATTCCTCCATGTTGATTCAGCAAGTCCTCGCAAGAGAGCTGATTTAACGATAGAGGCTTTCCGTAGAGCTTTTGGGACTAGAAGAGATGTATCTCTTACTCTGAAATATCACCAGCATCAATCGGTGTTCAGCGTTAATTCTTTATTTGAGGAATCAAATATTATTCATATTCATGAAACTCTTTCTCAATCTGATTTAGTAAAGCTTTATCAAGAACATGATGTCCTTGTCTACCCCACAGAGGGGGAGGGTTTTGGTTTTATTCCATTACAGGCTCTTGCTACCGGAATGCCCGTTATTACAACAGGGCGGTGGTGTTCTTATGAAGACCTTCTGGGAGACAATATCATTGAATCAAAGCTAGGCAAAACTCAACACACTCAATATTATGATGGTGAAGTTGTTCTAGCCGAAATGGATTCTTTAGTACATCTGATGAGAAAAGTTGTGGATAACTTTGATAATGAAGTAAATTATTATTTCAATCAAGCGCCATCTGTTTATGACAGGTATAATTGGCAAACGAGATGCGATGCATTTCTTGAGTCTGTGGTTAAAAGACTTGGCACAAAAACTTTCAACTAAGAAAAAACTATATTAAAGGAGAAAAATGTTAGTAGTAGATAAAAGAAAAGGCGACCATATGCCTATTCACGAAGTCATTCCGACACCGAGCATCGGATTGAATCGTGCTCTCGGAGGAGGACTTAACTCAGGAGCAACCCATTTATTCTGGGGAACACCATCAGTTGGTAAAACAACAATGTGTTTCCGGATTCTTGCGGAAGCTCAAAGACGAGGATACCGACCAGTCATCATTGACTCGGAGTATTCTTATAATGATCAGTATGCTGCCAAGTGCGGTATCAATATTGATGATGTTGTTGTAATCCAATCAACAATCGTAGAGGAGATCATGAAGGCTCTCATCGGTTATTTGAATAACGATGTTGAGAAGCACATCTTCCTGTTTGACTCTCTATCAAACATTATCAAAGAAGAGTTTTATGACAAACCAGAAGGCGGTAAAGCAATGGGTCTTCAATCCCGTTCGCAAGGATACCTTCTTCAGAAGCTTGTTAATTACCTTCATAAAGAACGAAACATCATGCTATTCGTAGCTCATCAGACCGTTGATCTAAGCGGAATGTTCGCTGTAACGAAAGCAAAAATGGGTAACACTGTTCACCACAATATGCATAATGTTGTAAAGCTATTCCTTTCAATGTCACAGAAGGAGATGGAGCGTGATAATACTCACACCATCACTTCACAGAGGGCTGTCTGGACAATTGAAAAGACAAAACAGATTCCGACTATCGGCGCTCAAGGTTATTATTATGTTCTTCCACAAGAGGGCAAGATTGATACTGACCGAGAACTTATTGATATTGCAGTTGAGATGGACATCATTCAGCGCAGAGGTGCGTGGTACTCTTATGGAACTGAAAAGTGGAACGGGATGACGGCTATTGATCTGTCTGAAAAGGTTAGAAATGAAATCGCAACTCTAATCTTGGGTCGTGAGTTCCAAGAGGTGTAATGTGGTTATCTATCTTTTAATCATTGCCGGCATTTGTGTTGGCATTGTTTATAACCTAATTAAAATGTATAAAGAGTTTATGGAAACAATAGATGAAACAGATATGGAAATTGACTAAATGAAAAGAAATGAAAAAGAAGAAACCAAGCGTGACGGAGCTAGACCAGTTAAAAATTCTGGTCGTGGATTCCGGAAGGGCGATGCAACGATGAATCAATTCGTTGTGGACTATAAACACAATGGCAAGACATTCACTCTCACGAGAGATGGATGGATTAAGCTAAGGAAGGATGCTTGGAGATCAACATACAAATACCCATGTCTGTCTGTTGTCCTAGGGGAGGATTCTGATGTGAAGGTTGCCATTATTGAATGGCATGTATTTAAAGAATTAATTCAGGATAGCAACTATGAATAATAGAAAGATAAATAAATAAAATGCCAGAGCTTAATGCTAATATACCAATGATTGAATGTTATGTTAGAGGTAATTTCCTAAGAGACCAGTTGGACTCACATGATGAATACTTCCCTTGCATGATTTTTGGAGTAGCAACGATGCAAGGAAGAAGTCCACTGTTTCACTTCTTAATGGAAGATGGCGGAGTTTGGTGGAGAATGCCCATAAACGCTTTCTGTGAAAGACCGGGTGTCCCCGAAGCTGATATCCACGATCTTGTTCTTTGGAACTCCTTTAGTCCTCATGTAGCTGTTACTGAATTTCAAGCAATGAGGAATATGAGAATGACCTACGTTGCTCGTTCTGGAGAATTTGTAAACGGAAAATACCTATTCACGCTTGATTGGCATGCACCAGATGATAATATTATAAATCTTGGGTTTAGTATAAATCCGGGTCAACACAAATGTGGTCATGTCATTCTTAGAGATGACGGGAACTACGCTATACAACCAAACAACAGGGTTAGATTGTTTGATCCCTCTTTCACAACCAAGACGGGAACCCTAATTGAAAGATTTGTCAATACTCGAAAATGGGATGTTGAAGACGCAAGTAAGTGGAGAACATCTGATGACAATAGATTCTACTATGACATTGAGTGATGGAAGAAAGAGGTTGGTCCAAGAATATGGACCGGAAATCGTCATTGAATGTTGCCGTGAGTGGAAAACACACTGGGGCAATGGGGCATGGGGAAAATGTGGAGTCTGTAGAGATGTTCCGCAATTAGTTAAAGGAAAAAAATGGGATGAATAGGAGAAAAGAAAATGGCTGACATCATGGTAGACCCGGATTGGCTCGCTGAGCAGATGGGTGATAAAGCACAGGAATTTATTGAATGTATGAGGATTGTTCAAGACATTATTGATAATCCTCAGAATTATGTAGGGATGCAAGCTATTAAGTATTTGAATGTACTTTCTGGCTATAGGACAATGATGATTATTAAATCACAAGCGTTCAAGAGAAGATCCAGCATTATGTCCGAACAAGATAAGTTCGTTAATGATATCTGGAAAACAATGTACGAAGCGTTATTAGAAAATATCAATGCGTTAAAAATTGCTGCAAAAGGAGCATAAATGTTAAAAGCATTACAACAACTAAAGACACCAAAAGAACCTATCAATAAGGAGGATTTGGTTGAGAAGCTTCTTAATGACGCTATTGACGACCATCTCGCTCTAAGGAACAAACCTGAATTTAAAAAGGTAGGCGGGTTTCACCCAAGCTATACAAACCAATGCGCTAGGTACTGGCATTATCTGTTTGAGGGTCAGGAGGTCACCCCCTCGTTTAGATCACAGACTTACCGTATCTTTGACAACGGACACGCTGTCCATGAGCGTCTGTACGGCTATTTGCGTGAGATGGGTATCCTCGTGGCAGAGGAGATTCCGGTGAAGCACACAAGCCCTCCCATTGAGGGTACAGCCGATGGAATTATTGATTGGTATGGTCACAAGTTGATTGAATTAAAGTCAATTAGTGCCGAGGGATTCCAGTATCGTCAGTTTCATAATAAACCAAAAGATGATCATTATCGTCAAGCACAAATTTATATGAGATGCTTGGACTTACCAAGTGGTTATGTTATTTATGAAAATAAGAATAATCAGGAGATATTACCCATCTTTATAGAGCGTGACGATGTTTTTATTGATAAACTGTTTACTAAGTATAATAAAATTTATACCAACTTCCTTGAGGGGGAGCTACCCAAACAACCGTATAAGAGGTCATCAGCGAAATGTGCTCAGTGTGACCTTGCTGCCATGTGTTGGGGTGAAGGAGAATTTAGCAAAACTACTGAGGTTGAAGAGCCTTTCTAGGTGTTGCTATGAAAAAAAGATGTTCAATGAAGAGAAGAGAGTTTGCTCAAACGGTGACTGCAGGAAACAATTCGTAGCTAAAGTTTATAACGCTACCTATTGCAGTCCGGAATGTAGGAAGATTATAACCAATAAAAAACTATTGGAATCTTATCATACAAAAAAAGCTAATAAACATAAGAAAAGAATCTGTAAAACAAATAACTGCACAACAATACTTTCAACTTACAATAAAGAAGATATATGTGAAGCTTGTAAGGAAGAAAGATATGTCCAACGATTAGTGTCGTGGGGATGGGATGAAGAAAAGATTCGCAAGGATCAAAAACAATGAGTCTCAAGTATTTAAAAAAGGAGAAGGTCAATACCGTACTGGCGATTGACCCGGCTTCTCACTCTCTAGCTTGGTGCGTTATGCAAAGAATTGACGGTGAGTTAATTATCGTTAAGTCAGACAAGCTTTCTTTCATGAAGAACTCTACGATTGAAGATAAGTTCAGTCAAATCAAGTTTGGGATTACAAGTATCTGTGATCTATATAAACCAGATGTTTGCGTCATTGAGCAGTCTGTTTATATTCAGAACTTCCAAACAAGCCGTTTACTTTCTTACATCATTGGCTTCACTTGGGGCATGGCATCGTTCACTTGTAAAAGAGTTATGGATGTCAGTCCTCTCGTATGGAGAAGTGGTGTTGGATATAAAAATCTAACAGGTAAAGATAAAGATGCCCTGAAAGAAAACGGGCAGAAAAAGAATATTGAACTTAAAAAGAAAGAAGAAAGAAAGCGTAGAGTCCGTGTTATAATTGAGGAATATTTCAACGATGACGATCTTGACCTCGGTGACGATGACATTGTTGACGCTGTTGGAATAGCTATTTGGTATTGGAAAGTAGTTAACCCGGATGACTGATGTTTATAAAGATAAGGCTTGGTTATACGAGCATTATGTCCAGAAACGAATGAACTTAACAGATATTTGTAAGGTACTAAAGCAATCTTATAATATCGAAGTAACACCGCAAGCAGTTTATAACTGGTGCAAAAAATATGACCTCCTCAAGTTTAGAGGTAAAGGTCGTAATCTTTCTTCAACAGCATTACGGAGACCAAAATCTCCTTTGCAAGAGCAAGTTGAAAGAAGAAGAAGAGAACAACAAAAAGCTAACAAGCTTAGAAAGAAAGGTATGGGGCGATGAAAAGAAGCGTTACTATTAAGGATATTGTCAATTTTGCTAGATTGGATATGATTTATAATCAAATCCGCATTATTGAAGCAAAGCAAAATCAATCACCATCAAAGTGTCTTGGTTCAGGTAAGTGTTGTAAGATTGGTCTTGTTATTCCAATGTTTGAATGTGCCAACATTGCCTACAATCTTACTCAGCAATACTATTTGACTCTTGAAGACAAAGGCGAAGACGCTGCTAAGGCGTGGATGAGCGATGTCGTGGATTCCCTCAAGGGAGCCATGTATGACGAAACATGGAAATCTGGTGGAGAATCAGAAAAACATTGTGCCTTCTACAAGGGCGGTTGCACAGTGTACGGCTTCAGACCTTTCGTATGCCGTTCTTTCGGAACCATCACTCCTGTTGATGATTTCTGTCCACGAGAGAGGAATGCTTATGGGAACATTGATTTCTATGCGGGCAAACCGGTCCAGAAGATTGTTAAAGAGTTCCAAGACATCATTAGAGAATATGCATCAGACAAGCATGAAAACTACGATATGACTTTGTATATGCCTCTAGGTGTTCTTAGCTTTTTGCTTGAACCAGATGAGCTTACTGAACTCGCTAAAGTTACAGACCCAAGATTTTGGGTCGGAACATCTGGTTGGTATAACTATCGTGTTGAATTTACAAAACAACACGGGTATTCCGTTGAGGAATTGGAAGTTGCTGCTGCTGAAGGCGGTAAGTTGCTTGCGTTTGACCCTGAAGTTTAAATGACAATGGAACTCGTATGGAATGGCACGAGCATTGCTCAAGTTCGCAATGAAGGCTACAAGGTCGCAGAAGATGAAATCTATAACCGTTTAATTTTGATGGGTGTTGAAATAGATCGTGATTGCATTATGCCATCAGAACTGAAGTCCTTGGCGCAATTTAATATCGGAATAGAATATCAATCAGAGTGTTATGACGATGTGGGGTGTGATGTATTAATCAACAATCGTCTTCCTATTGATTACACAATGTGTAGTGGTTACAATGTTGGCTTTTCATATTGGGAGACAACACGCTTGCCTGAAGATTGGGTAAGACGCATGAATATGATGCATGAGATATGGACAACATCATCGTGGGCAAAGGATGTATTTGTAAGTTCCGGAGTTAAAGTTCCAACTTATAATTTTGATCTTGGAGTAGACTCAAGATACTTCTTTCCCGTGAAGAGAACTCTTAAATCTCAACCGTTCACCTTCCTCAGCATAGGCTCTCCTTCTACCAGAAAGAACAGTCAGCTCGCTGTTGATGCGTTTGTAAAGCTGTTTGGGAATGATGACAGGTACAAGCTTCTTTATAAGAGCGTGGACTCTCCTGACGCACGATTATGGGGTGAGAGGGGTGAGCCTTTTTCTATCAAAAACCATCCAAATATTGAAATCATTGAAGATGATGTTTCAATTAAAGAATTGGCTTCGATTTATGATCGTGCAGACTGCCTCATCTACCCAACAAGCGGTGAGGGTTGGGGGATGCTGCCTTTTCAAGCTATCGCAAAAGGTATCCCGACCATCTGTACTAACGCTACAGCCTGCACAGAGTATGCCAATATGTCTGTTCCTCTTGATTTCAAATGGGGGACAAACAAGATGTCCGGTATCTACGGTGAGTGTGGTGAATGGGCAGAGCCAAATTTTGATGATTTATGTGATAAAATGTTATATGTAATTAATAATTATGATGAAGTTTCTAACTTCACATATAACAATGCAGTTATCAATCAAGATAGATGGTCTTGGGATACTGTTGCGAAAGGCTATTACGACAGATTATGTCAGATATTGAACCAGTAAGAGAAAAGACTTTATTCGATAAGATTAAAGATGTTGAAGATGCGGGGTTGATGCATGTCAAAGGCTACTCAAACCACGAGATAGCCTCGTTAATGTCAATCAAACCAGCCGAAGTCAAGGGCTACATTGAGGAATACAAGAAGATTCTCAATAGAAAAGCTGACGATGACCCCTACTTTCTAGAGCGTGTCCAGTTCAATACAATCAAAGCTCTTAAAGAGTTTGACGAGTTAAGCAAGGAAGCTTGGGAGACAATTAATATTGCAACTGATCACGGGATGGTTGCAGCGAGAATCCAAGCTATCAAGCTTGCCGGAGAGCTTGCTACGAAGAAAGCTCAGCTTCATAAGCTAATGGGTGGTAATAACTCTGACGCTGAATACATCGGTAGAATGCAGAAGGCTGAGAATGTTAATCAGATTCTCTCCAGAGTCCTCCGGGATGTTATTGCAAAATTCCCCGAAGTAGCCGAAGAGGTTCGTAAGGAGCTTGCTATTGCATTTGAAATAATGGATGAACCTAAAGAAGATGAAGTCATTGATGTTGAATCTCATGAACAATAAAAACACTCAGATAAAGAGACCTTTTTTTGACCCATTACGGCTCATAATTAGAGACCTTTTTTTGGGGCTTTACCAATACCATCATAATTTGAGAATGGCTTTTTGCCCCTTACGGGAGGTTTTTTGTGTCTGACTTCCTCGGCATCAACTTAAACTATGATGATTTCGATAAGTTACTTAAACAAGATGAGCTTGTTGAAATACCGGTCTCAATTGAAACTTTCGTAACAGATAAGAAATATCTGGGATTACCTAGTCTATCACCTATTCAACTAGAAATCGTGCGCCATTCCACACAAATTTTAAAACTTCCAACACTGATAAAGATGTACGGTGAAGAAGCCGGTACCAAATGGTATAAGGATTATACAGATAACGAAGTCATTTGCATGTTAGGTAAAGGATCTGGAAAAGATCACTGTGCCAGAATATCAATGGCTTACACTGTTTATCTCTTACATTGTCTTAGAGACCCACTGAACTATTACGGTAAAGCTAGAGGTGTCTATATTGACTTGTTAAACCTTGCTGTAAACGCTCAGCAAGCTCAAAGAGTGTTCTTTGAACCATTGAAGAACTTATTACTAGGTTCACCTTATTTTAACTCTGTAGGCTTTGAGCCAAGAGTATCTGAAATCTTTTTCTTTAGTAGACCAGTAAGGTGTTTCTCTGGTCACTCAGAAAGTGAAGGATGGGAAGGCTATGAAGTAATGTCAATTATTTTGGATGAAATCTCAGCTTTCAAAACTGATGCCGAAACTAAAGGTGATCATAGATCTAAAGGCTCAGCTTCTGCTATTTATAACATGAGTAAATTATCTGTTATGTCTCGTTTCCCGGAAGTGGGTAAAGTTATTCTTCTATCCTTTCCCCGGTATAAAGGAGACTTTATTCAACAGCGATTCTTTAACTCTAGAGAAAAGAATGAACCTAAAACTTGGTCAATTAAAGCTGCAACTTGGGAAGTAAACCCAACGATATTTAGAGAACAATTAGAGTCTGAGTATATTAGAAACCCAATTGAAGCCAGAGCCAGATTCGAATGTGAACCACCAACAATGGAAGATGCATACTTTAGAGATGCAGATTTGGTTAGAAAAGCTTTTATGTATAGTGAAAACCCAATCAATGAAGAGGGTGAATTTAAAGATTGGTTTAATAATAAAGATGGTCATGTAAGATTTATTCATATTGACCTTGGGCTTAAACGAGATAGATCAGCTTTATCTATGGTTCATTGTGCCGGATTTAAAGAAGTTAAAACATCAATGGGTGTTGAGACACTTCCTGTTGTGAATGTTGACCTAATACATTCATGGCAAGCTAAACCCGGAGAAGAAATTAACTTCTCATCAGTAAGGCAAATGATTGTTGATTTATGTAGAAAGTATGATGTTGGATTAGTCACATTTGACCGTTGGCAATCTGTTGAAATGATTCAAAGCTTAAAAGCTCAAGGTATTAATGCAAACTTCCACAGCGTTAAGAAAACCGATTATGATACCTTAATGACAACTATTTACGATACCAGACTAAGGGGTTATTGGATTGAGTTACTTGTTGAAGAAGAGCTTTTGAAGTTAAGACTATTCAATAACAATAAGATTGACCATCCAAACTCCGGGTCTAAAGATTTAGCTGATGCTCTTGCCGGCTCTGTTTTTAACTGTATTCAGAACATGGTTATGGACACAGAAGTTGACATTGAAATTATTGGTACAGATAGAGAATATGAATATGATGAAGATATGCCTGAATTTGGCTCAACTCAGCTGTATAATGGTTCTACAAAAGAACTGTCATTAATGGATCAAAAGAGTTCCATTAGTGCAGACGATATAGAAGGATGGTTAGAAACCCTATGACAAATGAAGATACACAAAACTTCTCTCCAAGTTATGAAGAGTTGTTAAATGAATTGAGCGGGATTAATTCAAGGTTGACCCTTGAGAATATTGCTCTTAAAATTACAATCTCAAAGATGCAGGCTTCCATTGAGAATTCTGATGAAGATTTCAAAACACCTCATAACAAGTAACGGAAACAAGCCGGTTACCCGTACTTTTAGGAATTAGATCTCCTAATAAATAAATTTGAAAAAAAAGATGATTCCATGTTGCAAGCTGGGGTTGGGGCAGATATTATTTCTACTCCAAGGGCGAAAGCCATTTAATCAGAACAATCAAATCAACCTAATAGGAGATCAAAATGTCAACATTCAATATTACAAAAGTAGATACTTTTCCAGAAATTACTCGCACAGGAAGAACCTCAGCTGAACTTCAAATGATTATTGAAGCTCTTCACTCTTCAAATAAGAACGGTGAAAACTTCTCTATTCTTAATATCGAAGAGGGCAAGAAATTTAACACAATGCAACAGCGTATTCGTGCTCAAGCAAAAAAGCTTGATTACAAGGTAATGATTCACTTTAGCCGTACAGAGTCAGCTCTTTACTTTAAAGTTATCCCTGCCGGTACAAAGAAGTCAGAAACTTCTGTTGCTGCTAAAGAAGTAAAGTCTGTTAAGACCAATGCAAAGACAACTGTAAAGTCAAAAGCTTAATACAAAACTAATAATAAAACAAATTGTTTTTCCGCCCTCCGGGGCGGTTTTTTTGTGTATAATTACTCCTATGACTATTTTTAAAGAAGAAGAAATTGAAATTACCCATGAAATGATTGAATCATGGCACCCGCTAATTGCTATGCCTTGTTATGATCAAATGATTACTGAACCAACATTTATGTCTATGATGAGAACAGCTATGATGTTTAAAGATATTGGTTTGAAATTCTCAATTGCAACAATCTCTGACTCTCTTATTAACAGAGCTAGAAATAACATGGTAGCTAAATTTTTAGCTCATCCGGAATTTACTCATCTTATGTTTATTGATGTTGATCTTGGATTTCAACCAGAAGATATCCTAAAGCTTTTGTGGCATGATCAGGAAATAGTTACTGGTTCTTATCCTATTAAAGATATCTTGTGGGATAAAGTAGTGGAGAATGTAAACAAAGGAGTTCCATCAGAAGAACTTCTTGGAAGAAGTTTAAGATTTGTTGTTAATGCGGTAAAAGATAAGAGCAATATGAATGTTGCTGTTGAAAAGGGTGCAATTGAAATCTATGATGCCGGGACAGGCTTTATGCTAATTAAAAGGTCAGTATTTGAGAAGATGATTGAATCTTACCCTGAGCTTAGATATAACGATGATACAGGTTCATTAGATGATGAAGAAAAGAAATGGACTTATGCTTTCTTTAATTCCTATGTAGATTCAGAGAAACAAAGATTCTTATCTGAAGACTATGGCTTCTGTAGATACTGGCAAGAAATTGGTGGTAAAGTTTGGGCTGATCCTTCCTTTAAGTTAACGCACTTAGGTCGCTTAAAGTATGAGGGAACAATGATTACATTCTTACAAGATAATATGGTTGAACCGCCATCGGAATCCAATCCGGAAACCTGATTTATTTCAAAAGCCTTGAGCTGCCAGAAAATGTATACTAAAATTTGCTGAAAAGTAAAGCTAAACAGTCGGGCGTTCAAACTTTATTAAATGATTTAATATCAAGCATTCCCGATCCTTGATCGCTGGCTTTAATAAACTATTTACAAAGAGCTTAACTAACACGATCTTCTCGATTTACTTTCTGGCGCACAATAAAAGTTTTTTCTAACATTTTTATGGTGCATGTTTGATTTCATTATTTTTGACGATACACTTTGTTCATGGTTGCCGAATACTTTGAATATGAAATTTTATTCATATGTTTATTTGTAATCATAAGTAAATATAAATCATTTATTATTGGAGGACTTTATGTCTAATCTAAATCCAGACCCATCCCAAAAGTTAAAGTCAAAGTTTGACCTTATTAGTGAGCAATTAATTGGCATAGAAATATCAGATAATGATGTTGATTATGGCTATATTTGTAAAATAATTGCTGTCATTACAAATAGCGAAACTTATTACAAATGTGTTACCAATCTTGGTAAAACTTTTAATGCTAATACTATTATTCATGCTTTGCGTGAAGTTAGACTTAATCAGAATGTGATTGATAATGAGAACCGTGACGATAATGTTGAAGTTCTTCCTGTTGGTTATCCTGATGGTACAGCATATAATAATGCTGTATTTGGTCCAAAGCGTAAGCGTAATCCTACTCCAATTATGAGCCAAGCTATTAACAATAATGCTAAGTTTGACAATGGCGAAGTTATTAGTATTACTTCACATACATCATCTGCTTATAAATTTCCTGAAGAATATCGTACTATTGATCAAATACTTACTCCAGAACAAATCTTATCCCTAGAAGAAAAGATTGCTAAAAACAAGGAAGATTCTAATGTCTAATCAAAAAGTAAACCTCAACTCAATTCAAAACAAAATTGTATCTCGTGGTAGAAGCGGATGCAAAAAGAAAACTAAATCTCTTTACGATACTCCATTAGAAAATAGAACCTATTGGGGAAATGATGCTGGTAGTGAAATCGGAATGGCAACTGGTAGATCAAGGATATCCAAATGTATTCGTCAAGGTAAACTATTTGATATTGACGATGACATTGTAACTCGTAGATTAAATAAAGAATATATTGTAGAGCTTAAACAATTTCAAATGATGTTGATTGAAGCAATGGAAGAAGAAACAAAACATCAAATTATTATCGTAAGTGGTAATGATGGTGAATGGTATTTGCAGTTTATTCTGTAAATCCTGAATAAAACAAAACTAAAGATTAGCAAGGCAATAGGTATTCCTATTGCCTTTTTTGTGTTTAAAAACAAATAGAAAGGAAACCAAATGGCAATTTGTAAAATATGCAATAACCCATTTATTGAAGAAAGATATGAGGCTGGTTATGATTATTGCTTAGATGAAGTATGTAATCGAATTGGTCTTGATGAAAAAGAAAGAGCATTCCGGAAAATATATACTCCGGCATTGTTACACAAATGCAATTATTTCTGGATAAAGAAGTCGGAATTGACCTCTTTAAATGTAAGAAATGACTTATTGGAAGGATAAGAAAATGATAATGGCAAAAATAAGAATATCTGATGATGTTGAGAAAACAATAATAAACTTCCCATTTGAAAGTATGGAAGATGCAAAATATTGGTCAACCAACAATATTGGTAAAAAAATGAATAATACTGGACTTGTAGAATATGTTCTACTTACAGATTATAAAACAATGGAAACTACAGAATACGAAATAAAAGAAGAAGATAATGATTGATGAAATACCAGAGGAATATCTTATGAAAGATACTCCATACTCAACAAGAAACCAAAATAGTGTAATTACCTATTTTGATACAGTAGAGGAAGCAATTGCTGATTTTATTGGATATGAGGGATACAGACTCGATATTGAAATTGATGATGTGATTGTTCATATTCGTAGAGATGAATTGCCAATCATTCCTAAAGCAGAACCCGGTTCCATATCTTATAATGATCCATCTGCTAGAAAAATATACGAAGCTAATGTTACAGTAGCGAGGAAATAATATGAATAACAAACCTAAGTATCAATGGATATTACATCATACAAGATCAACTGATCGTGTATTCTTTGGTCCATTTGAAAGTTATGAAGAATTAGATCTATTTTATGGAACTATTGCAAATGCAGAGCGAATTCATTGTTCTGTAGAATTGTTAATCAATCCATTTGTAGCATCATATGATGAATGGTGGTATAACCCATATGATGAACTTGAAAAGAAAAACCCCGAACTATTTAAAAGAAAGAAAGAAGAAAGTAATGTCAACTGATATTTATAATTTTACAAACGAAAACGAAGAAGCTAAATTCTCAATTACAAAGCATTGTTCATGGTGTGACAATTGGATTGTTATTGAAATGTCATCAAAGCAACATGAAGCTTATGTTGAAAGAACAGCATATGTTCAAGATATCTTCCCTCATATTACAAAAGAAGATCGTGAAATGTTGATTAGCGGAACTCATGCTAAATGCTGGAATGAAATGTTCCTAGAAATTGATGAAGATGAAGAAGAGGAGATTGATTCTTATGTTGGAAATGAATGAAAATCTTAGATTCACGAATGAGTTTGAAATAGATATTCATAAACAAATATCTAATATGAAATCTGGAGGATGCTTATCAATTGAAACTGTTGCTAAAACAGAAGCAGAAAGAAAAGCTCTCAGAAAAGTAATTGAGAAGTCAGCTAAATACAATTGCATGGCTTTGAGATTGCATTGGGTAAAAAATAAAAACATTGTCAAAGTAACACACGAAATATAAAGGACAGATATGAAAACATATAATTATGAATGTAGAGATTGTGGTGATCTTTATCATGAAAAGACAGAGACTGGATATTGCTTAGTTTGCGAAGGAAGTTTGGTTGAAGTCAATTCAATTGATTATGACGAAGATTATAACAGTAATGACTCAGATTGGAATGGAAGGTATATCTAATGAGAGACTATATGGAAATTGGTGCATCACCTTATGGTGAAGATTGTGCCCAACTTGGTACAGACGATTACAGAAATCGTGCCGAAAACGAAATGGATGTTTATATCCGTTTATTAGAAAGAGAGTTCCCTGAAGCTTTAGGTAACAATATTAACTTCAAGAAAAAATGGTTTAATCATGATTTTGGAACATATGGTGAAGTTTGTATGTTTTGGGATCCAGAAGATGAGAAAGCCAATGCTTATGTTTATTACATGGAAAGCAGACTTCCTGAAGAATGGGATAAATTAGCAAAAGAAGAGTTAGGAATAAATAATGATTAGTTTTGCTTTTGTACTATTAGTTGTAGTACCAATAACAATGATTGGATTAGTAATTATGCTGAATAAAGCATCAGAGACAGGAGAAAGAAATGAATAAGGAAAGAATGTTACAACTTGCAGATTTTATTGAAAAGCTGCCGGAACATAAATTTGAAATGCAGTATTGGATTTCCCAAAAAGTAAAGAAAGAAAACTACCTTGGTGAAGAATATTGGAAAATAGATTATGCTCCAACTTTAAATACTGATTTATCACAAAGCTTATTGGAACCCTTAGATTGTGGCACTGCTTGTTGTATTGCTGGTTGGGCAACTGCAATTGAAAGTAATTTCAAACCTATTGCAATTATACAAGATGGAAAATCAATTGAAGAAAGAGCAGCAGCATGGCTTGATTTAAATTATGAAGAAGAAAGAAATCTTTTTATGTTAAGTATTGATACTGTATGGACTCAATATATACAGAAATGTGATTTTGATCTTAATGAAGATGAAGATGGTTTTACTGGTATTACAAATAAAGATGCAGCATTGGTTATTAGAGATGTTGCAAATGGAGTTGTTGATATTGATAAAAACTTTGACTTCTTTACAGCTAAAGAGTACCTAACTGATTTAGGATATTATAACTGGGAAGATGAGGATTCAGAATGATAGATATTAGAGATTATACAGTAAGCAAACTTGCTGAAATGGCATTGAAAAAACCTGATGACTTTGGTTATTGGGGTCATGAAGATATGTTTAAAACTTGGGGATTTGCTGGACACGATAAAACAAGAGATTCAAATATTATGGAGAAATCAAACTTCAAAGTAATTACTGAAGATTTGATGAACCAATATCCCAATGATTTTAAAATTGAAAACTTTACTCATTGGGCTGTTGGTTATGTTGATCGTTTAGTTTGTCGTATCTTAATTGATGAGACCAAAGGCTGCGATGAAGATAACATAACAGAATCTTTTAAAGCATCTATGAATTGGCATGATCGGATTAATGATTATGCAATAGCAGATGAAGATGATTACTATGTGAAACTTCAAGATGAAGCTATTGATTGCATTGAGAATATGGCAGATTATCTACTTCTTGTAACTAATACAGAAGAAGAGGGTTGGGCTGAAAAGATATATTTTACTTTGACAAGTGATTTAAATTTTGAATTTGATGTAGATGCTGATCAATACCCAAATGATAATAAAATCTTAGAAGCAGTTTTGAAATCAGGATTATGCAAACCCGAAAGATGGGGTGAATGGTATGAATGGTGCGATGAACAAGGTTTTGATAGACCAATATTTCCAGAAAAAGAAAACCCTAACCAATTAAAACTATTTGAGGATTGATGAATAAAATACAAACAAAAGAAGTAAGAGCGGAATTACACCGTGTCTTAGAAAATATGAATATACCAAAGGTTCGGTTTGATGACTTAGGATGGCTAAACCAAAATATTGTTATTAGTCATTCAGAACATCCAAACTTTATCTTAGCAACTTGGTTGCTCTCTAAACTAAAAGGAAATACAAGTGAATAAGTGTCCGAACTGTAAATCACAAGATGTCAACCTGATTGACACTAGTGAAAATATCACTTACCCGTCAGAAGAAATCAAAGAATTATGCGCTAAGTGGGAACAATGGGAATGTAGTGATTGTGGATCATTATTAGATGTTGAAGAGGGAATTATTACAGTACTAAAACAAGTTGGTATAAACCAAACTCAAATCATATTCCGTGTAACAACGGATTGGGAAAGAAAAATAGAGGAATCATACAATTATGGATGAGCTAACACATGAACAATTAGAAATGGAAGCAGATGCAGCACTTGATATCCAATATCAAGCTCATCTTAAAGACATTTCAGTTCAAAAGTATATGGAAATAATGACACTAAGCGTCAATGAAAGAGTTGAAGTTATGGGTGATGATTACGAAATCGGTGATGAATATGATTGGGATAGATCAGACAGAAGCCAATATTGTAAGCATGGTAAATTCATTGGCTCATGGTGGGGACCAGATATTCTCTGTGGTTATTGTGAAGCCGGAGAGTAAACATAGAACATCAGCACATACTCAAATTGACAAAAAAATAAAGATAAATCAACGGACGTAAAGCCAAAACTAAAATGAAAGAAGAAAAAAATGCCTAACTGGTGTATGAACACATTAGAAATACAAGGTCCAATTGAAGATGTGGATAAATTCATGGAAAAGATTAAATCTGCTGGACCAGA